GCTCGCATGTTGGGTGGACTCTCTGGCGATGTGAAAATCCCGAAGAAGACTGCCGCAGCCTCAGCTACTTGGATCGCCACTGAAGGTGGTGTATCTACTGAGAGCGAGATGACTGTAGGTCAGGTCTCAATGACCCCCAAAACTCTTGGTGCGTTCACTGACATCACTCGTCAGTTGCTCATCCAGAGCTCTTTGGACGTTGAGGCACTTGTCCGTGACGATCTGGCGCAAGCTATCGCATTGGCAATCGACCTTGCTGGTCTGGAAGGTTCTGGCTCTAGCGGTCAGCCCACTGGTATCCTCAACACCTCTGGTGTTAACACGGTTACCGCGTTTGCTGCTGCTAACCCAACCTTCGCCGAAGTAGTGACTCTTGAGACGGCTGTAGCCGAAGATAACGCTCTCATGGGCAATCTGGCATACATCATGCCTGCTGCCATGTACGGCGCTCTCAAGACCACTGAGAAGGCATCTGGCACTGCTCAGTTTGTAGTTGAGCCAGGCGGAACCATCAACGGATACCGTGGCATTGTTTCTAACCAAGGAACTGCTGGTAATCTGTATTTTGGTAACTTCTCTGATCTGTTGGTCGGCATGTTTGGTGGTCTCGATATCGTCGTTGATCCCTACACTGCTAGCACCTCTGGCACTATCCGTGTTGTTGCTCTCCAGAGCATCGACGTTGCGGTACGCCATGCAGTCAGCTTTGCCTTCGGTAACGACGGCGCTTAATAAGTCGGGGGCTTCGGCCCCCTTCTTTACTTGAACCCATTTGCGAGTGGTTTCAATTAAGGAGATAAAATGAAATACAAAGTAGTTAAAGGGTGTGTGATTAAGGGCGCAGGCCATCAGCCTGGGGAGATTGTTGATCTCGAGGATGGCATGGCGAGAAATTTGATGGGCATTGGTCGCATTGTGCCGCATGATGAATCAGAGCCTGAAAATCGCTCTGTAGGCTTAGAGGGCTCTTCTGAGGAGCCTGTAAAGCGCAGGGGTCGGCCCAAGAAGGAAGAAGCCCCGGTTGAGGAAGCGCCAGAAGAATGACGGTAGAAACGCTTGCAGACAGACGGGTGATGATTAGGGATTTCGGAATTGATGTCTCTTATATCCCCGTGTCTGGAGGTCGCGCCACATTCAAGGGCATTTTTGATAATGAGCATTCTCTGGAAGATGTTGGCGGGAGCGTAGCTTTTTCGGTTTTGCAGCCTCGGCTGACGTGCGTTACCGCTGATGTAAAAAATGTTGTTGAAGGAGATGTGATTTCGTTTCCTGTGGATAGCGTTACGACTAATTATGTGGTGAGAGTATCCATGCCAGATGGCACTGGGATTAGTGAATTGCAGCTGGAGAAACAATGAGCCATTTACGGACTCAAATCAGACAGCGGATTGTCACCAATCTCACTGGGCTTACTACAACGGGGTCTAATGTATATGACACCCGCGTTTACCCAATGGGGGCAGATAAGCTCCCTGGGCTGGCGGTTTATACAAAAGCAGAATCAACCGAGTATGAGACAATGCGTCCTCCTAGAACGCTTAGGAAGACGATAACGGCGGTCATTGAGATATACGTCAAAATGACTTCTACGTTTGATGAGGTTCTTGATACTATTGCGGCTGAAATTGAGACTGCTTTGTATTCCGATTTGACACAAAATGGCTTGGCCTTTGATACCAAGATTGTGTCTTTTGAGGCTGATTTTGGAGGAGATGCAGAGCAGCCTCTGGGTCAGGGAACAATTGAAGTTGAGGTGATATACGCCGCAACTGAGGGAAGCCCAGAGGGCTAAATTTTATCGTTAGCTTTTAGAGGATATTTAAATGGCTACATCAACTGGAAAAGACGGTGCCGTATATGTTGGCGCAAATGCCGTCGCAGAAATCAGAGATTGGTCTCTGGAGACCACTTCAGAAGTCGTTAATGACACTGTTATGGGCGACACATGGATGACCAATAAGGCCACCCAAAAGTCGTGGACAAGCTCATTCAATGCGTACTGGGATGATTCAAACACTACCGGGCAAGGCGCATTAGCCGAAGGCTCTGAGGTCACACTAAACCTGTACCCAGAAGGCAATACCTCTGGCAATACCTACTGGACAGGCACAGCGATTATCACGTCTGTTAGCAAGAGCGCGTCTTTTGATGGACTTATCGAAGCGTCATTCAGCGCCACAGGCAATGGTGCCTTAACAGAAGACACTGTATGAGCAAGCTGATTGATGTCGCCGTTTCTCACTTCAATGCAAGAGAGGTGAGACAGATGGCAGTTCCTGAGTGGGAGACCACTCTGTATGCGAAAAACCTTTCTCTCGAAGACAAGCACAAGTGGCTGAAGCGAGCGAAGGGCGAAACGGATGAATATCTGCTCTACGCCGTAATTTTTGGCGTAACGGATGAGAACGGCGATGCGGTCTTTGATGTTGGCGATAAGGTCAAGTTGAAGACCAATGTTGACCCAGAGGTTTTGTCTAGGATCGCTAACTTTGTATTGGAAGTTGACGCCAAAACCGAAGAGGAACGCGAAAAAAACTTCTGAATGATCAAGGTGAGCCCACTGAGTTGTATTTCATGTATCAACTTGCAGAGCACCTTGGTCAACCCCTAGCAACCATCCTGGGCATGACAGTAGATGAGTACAACCATTGGTTTACTTATTTGCAGATAAAGAATCGGAAGATAAAGGAAGCCTCGGATGGCAGTCACCCAAGAAGTAATAGTAGGCCAGTTAACCGCCGTAGATAATACGCAGGTAGCGTTTAATAGCATTCAGAGGAATGCGAAAAAAACGCAACAGGCTGCTGGTCAACTAAATCAGCAATTCAGAATGCTGAGGGGTGGTGCTGGACAACTAGGCCATCAAGTTCAGGACGTTGCCGTCCAGCTGCAAATGGGAACGAATGCAATGATCGTCCTTGGTCAACAGGGCGGTCAGATTGCATCGCTCTTTGGCCCCAAGGGCGCAATGGTCGGCGCATTTATCTCTGTTGCCGCTGCGCTTGGCATGAGTCTAGCACCGCGGCTGATGGGAGTAACTCGCAACTTTGAAGACTTAGAAGACAAGATTAAAACAACTGCGACAGCATTTGGCGAGTTAACAGAGAAACAAAGACAGGCTTTAATAGCACAAGAGAAGCTAGAAAAAATCAAGCTGGCTCAAGAGCAACTGGAATTAAAAAAAGAGCTCAACGAAACAAATGCGACACTAGATGTTTATCAAAAAAGATTAGACGCGGCAAACGCCCGGTTAGAACAGTCTAGAGGAAACAATAGAGCAGCTGCGGCAACGGTTGATTCCCTAACAGAAAAAATAGAAACCCTGACTCTAGAGCAGGCGCTTTATGAAGGAGCGCTGGAAACTACCACTCGGCAACAAGAGCTATCTGAAGAAGCAATACAAGCCTTAATTACTGGGAATGACGATCTAAGCAGAAGCCTAAAAAATGCAGAAGGCATGACGGATGCTCTGCGAAAAGCAGAGGCAAAAAGATTTGAACAATTGCTTGCCGCAGAAGACAAGCTGCTCGGAATTGGCGGAAGCGAAGATGAAAGAGCACAAAATAAATTAACTGCTCTAGAAAAATCGCTAGGCACAGAAATAGAGGCCATCCGTATTGCTGAAGAGCAAAAGAGGCAGGTAGTTCAAGAGGCGTTCGATCGACAACTAATAGACTGGCAAAAAGCACAAGACCTTAGAGCGCAGATAGCGCAGGCTAGTTCTGAAGCAATTCAGAAGTCTATGCTAATGTCTATGCAGGCGGTTGTGAGCACAACGAGTCAACAAGTCAATCAGCTTGCTGGGTTTTTTGATGAAGCTAGCGGGATAGGCAAAGCATTCTTTGTGGTCAGTCAGGCGCTGGCTGCGGCTGATGCTGTAATTAAGGGCTACCAAAGCGCAGCCGCGATAAGAACTGCATACGCAAATATGGCTGTATTTGCGGCGAAAACCCCAGCAGGACTTGCCATGGTTCCGTCGCTGATTGCTGCTGGCAATCTACAAGGAACTATGGCTATAGCGATGGGTTTTGCCACCGCTGGAGCTATCATGGGTCAGACACTGGCCTCCTTTGAAGGCGGAGGCATGATCCCCAACGGCCCTCGCGCTGGCGGTATAGATGGTCGCGGTGGACGTATGGCGATTGTTCACCCCAACGAGAAGATCACCGATATGCGGCGAGGCGGTGGTGGTCAGGCAGTAAATATCAGTTTTAACATCCAGGCTAATGACACTCGAGGATTTGATCAGTTGTTAATGCAGCGTCGCGGAATGATTGTAAGCATGGTCAATAAAGCGGTAAATAATCGTGGTAGGAGGTCATTGACGTAATGGCAGACTTTCCTAGTAGCCCGGGTTTTAGAAGCGTAGACACCCGTATACGGCACTATCATCTGACCAGTGAAAGCATCAATGGTCGCAGGCAGGTGCGGTCTCTTGGGTCTAAGAGAAGGGAGTTCACTTTGCAGTTCCCTCCTATGACTCGAGCAGAATTCGACCCGATACATGACTTCATCAATACTAAGCAGGGGCCGTTTACCGCTTTTACTATTGATATCCCTGATCCTGATCAAGATGCCTTTGAGACTGTTACATGCCGATTTGACGGGGACGTACAGGAATTTTCTGTAGGAGTAGACGGCTTATATGAGTTTGAAGTTGATCTTATTGAGGAGATCACATGAGCCGCGGCTTATCTGTTACATGGCAGAACGCGTTAGATGACAATCAGTTTCGCCTAGCAACGCTGATCAAGATACAGAACTTGGGGAACGCACCAATCCTGCTGACTGATTACGGCGCAGAGATTACATACCTAGCAGAGGATTATTTAAGTAATGGCGCTGTACTAGAGATTGGTGATGTAACCGAAACTGGAGCGCTGAAGGTTAATGAGCTTACTGTCACCTTAACCGGGTCTGATCCGCAGCAGACATATATTGCTGCATTTCTAAACAATAGCCACACCAACGCCAGAATAATCATCAGGCGGGCATTGATGAATGCCAATAATACGGTTGCTGACGTGTTCACCTTTTTTGATGGGAGAATATCTAGCTTTAATATAGCCGATAGCAGCTTTGAAAGTGGCGTTGCGATTACTTGTGCTAGCCACTGGGCAGACTTCGATAAGGTCAGATGCAGAAGAACCAACCTTAAAAGCCAGCAATCGTTCTTCCCAGATGATTTAGGTATGTCTTACGCGCATGTTCAGACTAAAGACTTGCGCTGGGGGAGATCTGGATAATGCCTTTTTGGACAGTATTAGCCGTAGTAGTTGCCGTCGTTGCTGGTGGACTGTCATATAAAGCGGCTCGAGATGCACAAAAGCAAGCCAAGAAAGCAGCGGATGCTATGGCTGGCGTGCTCATCAATAAAGAATCAAATATT